TCAGTATGAAACTGCAAAAATCCACACAAGATATGGTGGACGCTTTACTAAAAATTAAAAACCCAATGCCAAAAGAAATACAAAGTGCATTAATTATGATGGCAAAAGGTTATGGATTAGACTATGTTAAACGAGAAGTCAAGAAAAATCCAAAAGACTTTTACAAAAATTTAAAACAAATGGCAGCAGCATTTCCAGAATTTAGAAACAAACCAAAAGATTACAAGTTTGAAAGTATAATTCAAGAAAAATTTTCAGTTAAATCATCAAAAGATTATATTGACAATCTTGACAAAGCCATAAACTTAATTGTTAGACAAGCACAAAATTTAAAAGGTGCATTAGGAAAACACCCAATCAAAAGAGATTCAAATAAACTGAAAGCGATTCAAACAATATTGAAAAGGCATTTTGCTCCTGAACTTTACGCATATGAAAAAGAATATCGAGTTAAGAATAGTTTTAAAGCGGTTGATATGACAGTCTTGAAAAAAAGATTACAAGACGGGAAATTTAAAGCAGCAATTGAATATAGTTTATTACCAGCATTAGATACGCGTAGTTATGATAGTAATTCATTTTATTATTTAAAAGACGGCTCTAAGGGAGATAAACTTAGAAAAAAAATTGTTGATGTTTTAAATGATATGAAAAACAAAATGGATAAAGCACAATTAGAAAACATCAATGAAGACGGACACACAGATGTCGCATCATCAAAAAGAAAAGTAATGATTATGGTTGATGATAGTAATAAATTATTAAACAAATTAAACGGAATGAATAAAGAAGATTCATTACCAAGTTGGTGGTCTGACAAAATTACTTTATCACAGAATTATTTACAAAAGGCAACCAATTATTTATTAAATCCAGTTGAATCAGTAAATGAAAACTTAAGACCAAGTGATAAAAAAATATTAATGGTAATCGCCACAGAATTGGTTAAAACCCATATGAAAGGTAAAAATAAAAACAAAATAAGAAAAGAATTACCAGATATTCTCTCAACTATGGGAACAAATGACTTCAGTAAAAAATCACCTACAAATAGATTTAACAAAAACAAAATGATTTCATTAGGAAAAGGATTTGATAAATTGTCAGATTATGACAAAAAAGTTTTTATCAATACTTTAATGTATAATGCAGGACTATCCAAAGTAGAGTCAGTTAATGAAGCTAAGGAACCAGATGTAATCACTCAATTAAGAGATATTGTAAAAAGAAAACAATTTAAAAATATTAAAGACCCAAAAACTAAAAAGACTATAAGAGTTGATATGTTTACCGCAAATGCAATTACACAAGTATATGACGCAATTAAAAAGAACTCATCTCATAGAAACAAATTTGAATCACTACCATTAGGTAAAATGGCATCGTTGTCATTTAAAATGATGAAATAATAGGAAATATAATGGATAAAAAACAAATAATGAAAATGAACGACTCTTGGAAAAACTTTCGTTTAAATGAATCACTAAAAATATTTAGAGACGGAGCACAACACGGATTTGATTTAACAGATTTTAAACCAGGTGGGTTTAAAAGATTTTTAAAAGCATTGGGAATTCCAATGGTAGCAAAAGGTTCATCAACAGGAGTGAGTTGGTCAGACGGAAAAAGTTTCTTTTGGAGAAACAAAGATATTATTATCATCACAGGTAATAATCCAATTACAGGACAATACCGAGATAAAGGAAGAAGAGACCCAGAAAAAAATTACGCATCATATGTAGGGATTGAAACAAAAGACCCAAAAGATATGGATAGAGTGGTTAAATTATTTAAACAAAATACATCTTATCGTAAAGGTGAATCAAAAGGAAGAAGGAGCTTTATATAATGATTAAGATTAAAAATATTATAAAAGAACATAAAATCATAATGACAGAAGCTTTTAGAGCAGGTAAACTTCGTGTATTAGCAAATGATTGGAGAGGATTAGATTCTGCATTTTGGTCGTATGGAGCAAAACTCGGTATTGAGTGGGACAAAATTACAGACGCAGAAATTGAAACCAATACTAAACCAAAGAAAAAAGGTATAGAAATTGCATATGTTGATAAAGATACAAAGGTGCCAGTCAAAGGTAGAATACCAGACTATATGTCAAGATACGATATGGGTATTGATAAGTTTACAGCGATTAGTGTATTGAAAGACGGAAAACCACTTTGGTATACAAAAAGTTGGAAACCACTTGATAAAGTAATGACAGCTACAGGTAAAAAAGTTAAAGATAGTTATTACGGAAGAAGAAGCACTGTCCCTGATGTAGACGCAGGTTCAAGAAGTTATTCAAGAGATAAACAATTCGGTATAAATATGATTGGATATCAATCATTACAAGGTATGTTAAAAATACCAGGTATCAAGTTTCATCACATTAGTTTAGAAAAAGATATGCCTTATATGGGTGCAGGTATTAAAAGAAAAATGAGACAAGCAGCACAATTTGGAGCGAGTAAGTTCACTACTAATGATGAATTCAAAAGAATCAATAAATCATACTTTGATGAATTATTAAGACAAAAACTTAACGACCCTAAAAAATTACAAAAAAAATTACAGCAAGCAGCAACTTTATGTCAAAAAGTTATTGACGCAGCAATTGGTGGTGTAAAACCAACAGGTGTGATTAAAAAAATCATTGATGACTTTGCAGCAAAAAGAAGTTCAAGTCCAGAAGCAAGTGCTTATGAGTTGACTTCACAGGTAGCTCGTTCATTATCAAATCTATATAAAGATTATGCTAGTTATCAAAGAGCTATTGAAAAAGAAAAAGAAGACAAAATTAAATACGGAACAACAGACTTTGCAAGAGGTGATGTTGAAGACGCAGCAAGAGAGTTCCAAAAAGAGTTTGTCAGAATACAAAAATACGATTTTGGATACTAATGATTAAATTAAAAGAAATAATATCAGAACAAGACAATACCATTGATAAAAAAGAGTGGGCAAAAGTAGAAAAAGTTATCACTCGTGGTATGGATAATGTATTTGACAAAGGTGTTAAGTATTTAAGAGATTATGAAAGGTCAAACCTACCACCAGCAGAACAGAAAATGTTAGGTGATTTCTTTGATAATTATTTTTTATTGAAAAAAAGATTTCAAAAAATAAACAAACATTTAGCAACAAAAGGTTTTTTGAAATGATTAAATTAAAAAACATATTGATAAAAGAAGAAATGAGTTCTTCAGATAAAAGAGATATGAAATCATCAACTCGTAATATAGATTTTCATATTGGATACATTAATGGTGAGATTAAAAAACTTGTTAAGATTTTAAACAAAGAGGGTTTAAGAAAATCATCAAGAGAACTTGAACTATCTTACAAGAAAAAAATATTAGATTTCCAAAAAGATGTTAAAAATATTTCTGCACAACATTTACAAGAAGCATTTCCACCTTCAAGTTTGGGAAGTTCAACTTATTCAAACAAAGAAGCGATGAAATTTTCAATAGACGCTGTAAATAAAGCAGGAAAAGAAATAGGAAAAGCACAGAAAAGAGTTATGGATATATTTACATCAGATATGAAAAATGGTAAATATGACAGAATAGATTTATCAAGAAGTATTTATAAGGGTAATATTAGAGACACAAGTTTCTCTAAAAGAGAAGTATTGAAAACATTGTTCTATGATTTGAAAGATAGATTTGTAAAATACGGAAGACGAAAAAAATAAGTTTAGTATATTTATATACAAGGAGAAAACAAAAATGGCAAAACTTAAAAAATTAGTAAAAGAAAACTTCTCATTAGTCGGTGGGGTAGTTTCAACACCAGCGATTAATACTGGATATAGTTCTTTATCTAAAATTGTTAAAGAAAAATATGGTGAGCAAACACAAAAAGTTTCATCAAAACAAGTAAGTGAAGCACTTAAAAACTATAACGCATTAGGTAAAACACTATATCAACAATCATCATTAAAAGAAACTGCTAAGAAGTTATCAAATATCGCAGAAATGGCAGCAACACATACGGTTCAAGAAACTGAGGATTGGTTTGACAAAGTTACGGTATCTCGTAATATGAAAGAATTAACAAACCACTCAAAACAATTTTCAAAAATTGCAGAAGAAGCATCATCAGTTCAACAAAGATTATCAGCTTTGTATGAAGATATGGGTATGATTTTAAATCGTTATTATGATATTGGTGAAACACACGTTTACGGACACGACGACGACGATAGAGATATTCGTGATAAAGAAGAATATGGTTCAACAATTAAAGAAGGCGATTACGAAGAGTTTTTTCAAGCAGCAATGAAAAAATTTGGAATTAAATCACCAGACGAATTAGGTTCTGATGAAAAGAAGAAAAAGTTTTTCAACTATGTTGATAAAAACTACAAAGCAAAAGCTGAAGGTAAAATTAAATAATGAAACTTAAAAAACTATTAAAAGAAACAAAAGCTTGGGAAAGAAAGTTTGGTGAGCCATTACCAACACTTGAAGACACCACAAGAGCATACAAGTTAAAAAATGAACAAGAGGTTCAAGAAAATAGAAAACAAGACCTTTTTAGTGTATCATCAAATCTTGGTAAATCAGAACAAGATATTGAAAAGTTTCTTAAAAAGTATGACCTTGAACCAGACGATTTATTAGATGTTATTGAAACAGGTGGTAGAAGATACTCACTTGCAATCATAGCAGCTATGAAAGGTAATCGTAGAGCATTAAGACAATTAGACGATTTATTAGGATTTTTATAAAATGATTAAATTAAAATCACTACTAACTGAAAATAATCTTAAAGTTAGAAAAGAAGCATTATATAAGATTAACTATATGTTAAGATATAGTCAAAGACTTGGTAGTGATGAAAAAGATGATTTAAAAGAATTAGCAAAAATAGTTTCAAAAATAAGATAAAGAAAGAGAGTAAAGGTTGTTAAAAGTACAGATTCGTAAGGGTCAATCAGTAGAAAAAGCACTAAAAATATTTAAACGAAAAGTCAAAGACTCAGGTATTATGTTTGAATTGAAAGAGCGTTCCTTTTACAAAAAACCATCAGCGTTAAAAAGAGAACAGAAAAATAAAGCAAAACTACGAACCAAATACGAAAAATTAAAAAATCAAGAAGATTAAAATAAATACACACTTTGTGTGATATTTTTTCAGTTCGTTATATTTATATATACGAAACTAAATACACTATGTACACTCGTACAATCATATAGTGTAAATCAATAAAACTATATTATAGTTCCAAATAACTATATTGAATCCAAACGGAGAATAACAAATGGATGATTTATTAAGAGAAGCTATCGCAGATGCAAAAGCAGTTCGTGAAACAGCATTAGCAAACGCAAAGATAGCACTTGAAGAAGCATTCACACCACGTTTGCAATCTATGTTATCTAAAAAAATCGCATCAGAAGTAGAAGATTCTGATGAGGAAATGGACGCAGAGGAAGAAATGGAAGACTCAGAAGAAATGAGAATGGACGCTGAGGAAATGAGAGATTCCGAAGAAGAAATGGACGCCGAGGAAATGGAAGACGCTGAGGAAATGAGAGACGCAGAGGAAGAAGAAATGGACGAAGCAGAAGATGCTGAGGAAATGAGAAATTCTGATGAGGAAGAAATGGACGAAGCTGAGGACAAAGAAGAAGATGACAAAGAAGAAATGAGAAATGAGCAAGAGGACACTGACGAGGAAGATAAAGTTGATGAAGCAGAAGATGCTGAAGAAACTGAAGACGCTGAAGAAGATGACCTTGACCTTGAATCAGTTCTTGCAGAACTTGAAAAAGACTTAGATGATGAAGATTCAGTCGATGAAGAATACGATAACAATATCGAGGACGGACACGACAAAGATGAAGCTGAAACACCTGACTCTGACAAGTTAGCAGAAAATGATGTTTCTTCTGATATTGGAAGTGCAGACAACAAAGTTAATCCAGAAGCAAATGATTCTACAAAATCAGGTGCACAAGGCCCAGAAGGTGAAGGTTCTGACAAAAAAGCCGGAACTGAACTTGGCGACCACGAAGTTGTTGACGACTTAACAGAAGTTGAAGACAAAGACGAGGAAGACCTTGACTTAGACGAAGTCTTAAAAGCACTTACAGAAGAAGAAGATGCCGAGGAAGAAGACGCAAAAGTGGATGAACTTCAAAAAGAAATCAAAGAGTATCGTAAAGTTATTAACTTTATGAGACAAAACTTAAACGAAGTTAATCTCTTGAATGCAAAACTATTGTTCTCAAACAAACTATTTAGAGCATTTGGACTAAACAACAACCAGAAATTAAAAGTTGTTGAAACATTTGACAGAACTAAAAACCTAAGAGAAGTTAAATTGGTTTACGCTACATTAGCAGAATCATTTAAAAGACCAGGTAAACTAAGTGAGTCAGTGAAAAAAGGTTCAAGTTCTAAACCAGTTCGTTCTACAAAACCAGTAAAAGAGGTATTGTCAGAAGGACAAGAACTAAAAGCAAGATTCAAGAAATTAGCAAACATACTTTAATAGTTAGGAGACTAAAAAATGAGTAAATTAAATTCAATCGAAAAGTTGATGGATGGATATAATCCACAACGTCAATTGCTTGAACAAACTCGTCAATTAGTTAAGAAATGGGAGCCAACAGGCCTTTTAGAGGGTCTTGAGGACGAAAATAAAAGACACGGAATGGCAGTCCTACTTGAAAACCAAGCAGGTCAGTTAATCCAAGAAGCATCAGTTACTGGTGGACAAAACGCAGAAGAGTGGAGCGGTGTAGCTTTACCATTAGTTCGTAGAATTTTTGGTGAAATCGCAGCACAGGATTTTGTGTCAGTTCAACCTATGAACTTACCTTCAGGTCTTATATTCTATCTTGACTTCAAATACGGTACAGACCAAACAGCTAACCACACAGAAAATGCTGATGTATATGGTAATACATCAGGTTCTGGTGATGCTAGTGGTGGTTTGTATGGTGCAGGTAAATTCGGATATTCAATAAATGACCAAACTAAAACCGGTTTAACAATCGGTGGAACAGCTAACGCTTCAAACTTTAGCACAGGTTCAGTAGATTGGGAAGACGTTGATTATGAAGGAGACCTATCAGCATCACAAGCAATTGCAGACACTGCAGACAACGCTCTTTTAAAGATAAATGTCGCAGACGCAGCACTTTCAGGACTAGACAAAGATGGAGTGAGAGCATTCACAATATCAGGTTCTGGTTTTGATGAGTTTTTCCCTGCATACACAAGACATAGTGCAACAAATTCAGAAACTACATTTATTGTAAGAAAAGCTGGAACAGGTGCACCTATTAATGCAGTGGTTAAATTCCACAAACAACCAGCAACAGACTATTCAAGAACTGACTTCGAAGCAACAACATCAAACATTGATGCTAACCCAGAAGACAGTATCGACATTCCTGAACTAGATATCGCATTAAAGAGTATTCCGATAATCGCGAAAACTCGTAAGTTAAAAGCAGTCTGGACTCCAGAACTTGCACAAGACTTAAATGCATATCACTCAGTTGACGCAGAAGCAGAACTAACATCACTATTAAGTGAGTACATTTCAATGGAAATTGATTTAGAAATTCTTGATATGTTGATGGCAGGTGCATCAGCTAAAACTGAATATTGGTCAGCAAGAGTTGGTTTCGAGCATGACGCCGTAAACAACACTTTCACCCAATCATCAGGTGAGTCAAATGCATATGTAAAAGGAACTTGGTTCCAAACACTTGGAAACAAGATTCAGTCAGTATCTAACGCTATCCACCAGAAAACTCTAAGAGGAGGTGCAAACTTCTTAGTTGTTTCACCAGAAACAGCAACAATCATAGAGTCAATTCCTGGATACGCAGCAGACACAACAGGTGAAGCTACAACAAATCAGTTCGCAATGGGCGTTCAGAAAGTTGGAGCACTTAATAACAGATACACAGTGTACAAAAACCCTTATATGTTAGAAAACCAAATCCTTGTAGGATTTAGAGGTTCTAACTTCCTTGAAACAGGAGCGGTTTACGCACCATATGTACCGTTAATTATGACACCACTTGTCTACGACCCTAAAAACTTCACACCAAGAAAAGGTGTAATGACCAGATACGCTAAGAAAATGGTTAGAAGTGAATTCTATGGTAAAGTCGTAGTCGCTGATGTAAATTATGTTTAATGATTAATTAATTAATTATTATTACTAATTGACTAATAAGAAAAAACCCCCATTAATTTGGGGGTTTTTTCGTATCGTTATATTTATTATTGTATATACAAATAGACTATTAATAGGAGAATTTTAATGGCTCAAGAAGCAATATGGCCAGGTAGTGGTTCTGCTATCCATCAAGATAGTAGTTCTACACCATTTGGGTTATACGACACTGACTCAGAATTTCAAACAGAGGGCCCACAAGTAGCAAAGTGGTGTGCACAAAGACTTGGATTTCCAATTATGGATGTTGAACTTCAAGACACACAATTTTATGCTTGTTTTGAAGAATCAGTATCAGAATATAGTGCACAAGTCAATCAATTTAACATTCGTGACAACTTATTACATTTAAAAGGTCAATCTACAAGTTCAAACTTTACTCATACGAGAGTAAAAGCAGGTTTATCTGAAAATGTTTTTATTTCTGAGGAATATGGGCAAGAAGCACAAGTTGGTGGTAATGTCGAATACAAAAGGACTGCAATTTCAGTTAATTCAGGTAGTCAAACTTATGATTTAAATGCATTAGTAAGTGATGTAAGTGAATCCGGAAAGTCCATAGAGGTCAAAAGAGTTCATTATGAGTCAAGACCAGCAGTAACAAGATACTTTGACCCATACGCATCAACAGGATTCGGAACATACAATATGTTGGACGGATTTGGATTTGGTAGTTATTCACCGGCGATTACTTTCGTATTACAACCAATCTATGCAGATTTGTTAAGAGTTCAGGCGATTGAGTTTAATGACCAGATAAGAAAATCAGCATATTCATTTGACATTAAGAACAACCAAATGAGAATATTTCCTATTCCAACAACATCAAGTTCAGTTTGGATTGACTACATATTAACGGAAGATAGAGATAATCCTTTAAAAACTCGTTATAGTGGTTCAAGTGATGATACAGTAGTTTCGGATTACTCAAATGTTAATTATGATTTTATGACTTACTCAAACATCAATGATGTGGGTAAACAATGGATTAGAAAATACACATTAGCATTATCAAAAGAGTTATTAGGTATTGTTCGTTCTAAATACGGAACTATTCCTATTCCAAATTCAGAAGTTTCACTAGACGGGGACACATTGAGGTCGGAAGCTGCAGCAGAAAAAGAACAATTAATAGAACAATTAAGAGAAAATTTAGAACAAACCAGTCGTAAGGCACTATTTGAAGCTCAAAGAGATGAGAGTGATGCTCAACAAGAAACACTTCGTAAAGTTCCTTACCCAGTTTACATAGGATAACAAAATGCCACAAAGATTTTACGGAAACAAAGATTTGGCAACCTTTGAAAAGTTCAATAGAGAACTCATAGGTGAACCAAATATTGATGATTGCGGAATAATAGACCAGTTCATAATTCTTTACAGAACTTCAGTATATGATACAGAAACAAATATGTATGGTGAAGCATCAGAAGGTAAAGTCTATAAACAAGGTGTAAAACTTCCGTGTATTGTTGATGCCGAAGATTTTGATTTTGATATTAGTGATTTTGGTGCCGACAATAGACAAAATGTTTCATTTGCATTTCAAAGAGCATATCTAGTTGAAGTAAACTTAAAACCAGATATCGGAGATATCATAAAATGGAATGATGGTTATTTCGAAGTAAACACCTATAATGAAAATCAATTAATTGGGGGACAGCCAGATAATAGTCATTCAATAATAGTTCAAGCACACTTGACAAGAATGCCAACAACAAACTTAGAAGAATATAGAGGTTTCTAATGAATAGAGCAAAACCCGTTCCGAGAAACCAAAGGATTGATTTCAATCGTGGAACAAAGATAAGTCGTAATTCACCAGGAGCAACTGATGATGTAAAAAATATATCAGTAGGTTTAATGGATATGGATAGTGCAGTTATGTATTACTTTAATGATGTTATTAAACCAAGTGTTACAGTAAATAATGAAAAAGTAAAAGTTCCTTGTATTTATGGTTCTCCTGAAAAATGGAATCAAGTTTCCAAACAAGGATATTTAAGGGATAAAAAGAGACAAATAATAAGTCCATTGATTGTATTTAGACGAACTGGTATGGAAAGAAATAATAATCTACCAGTTGATAAATTAGATGCTAATGACCCTAAATTGTTTTATAGTTTTGAAAAGAAAAATACAAAACATAATAGATTTGATAATAATAATTTAAAACAAATGATTCCTGGTAGAGAATACTATAATGTAGTTATGCCTGACTATATGACATTAACATATGAGTTTATAGTTTGGACTTCCTATATAGACCAAATGAACAAACTATTAGAGTCTATTAATTATTCAGACGGGGCATACTGGGGTGAACCTAGTAAAATGAGATTTAGAACTCAAATAAATGGATTCCAAGACAGTACTGAAATTGATAATGAAAAAATAATAAAAACAACATTTGATATGACTTTAAATGGGTATATGTTACCAGAAACATTTGACAATTATACTACAACACAAAAATATTTTACACCAAAAAAGATTACAATTAGAGAAGAAACTAACAAAAAAATAGAGGATATAGTTAACACATAATAATGGAAAGAAAAAAACCAATACCAAGAAGTCAAAGAAACGAATTTAATCGAGGAAATAAACTTAGTCGTAATACAGATGATGTAAAGAATTTATCAGTTGGTATTATGGATATGGATAGTGCAATTATGTACTATTTTAACGAAGTAATAAAACCTTCAGTAGAAATAAACGATGAAAAAGTTAAAGTTCCTTGTATTTACGCATCACCGGAAAGGTGGACACAAGTATCTAAACAAGGTTTTTTGAGAGATAAAAAAAGACAAATTATCACACCTTTAATTGTATTCAAACGAACAGGTATGGAACGAAATGATGACATACCAGTTGATAAATTAGATGCTAATGACCCTAAATTGTTTTATACTTTTCAAAAAAAATACTCACAACAGAATCGTTTTGATAAATTTTCAGTTCAAAAAAATTTAGAACCTAATCGTGAATATTATAATGTCGCAATGCCTGACTATATGACATTAACATATGAGTTTATAGTTTGGACTTCTTATATTGAACAGATGAATCGTATAGTTGAAAAGATTAACTATTCGGATGGCGCATACTGGGGTGAACCAGGTAAAATGAGATTTAAAACTCGTATTGAA